TTCGCCAATCTGCGATCTCTTCAGAACGAAACTATGACAATAGTGGTATCTGGATTTCTCGGATCGGACATTTATGATAAGGCGAATATAGAAATATATTCCTATCAAGATGTCTTAAATTATTTACCTGTTTTTGTAAACAGGCAACTTACAAATAAAATATTATGAATAAGATTTTTAAAAATAATTATAATCCCAAATCAACTTTAGATAATCAACTAATCGATAAGCGAAAGCTTAGAAAGTTAGCAAGATTACTTAAGGTCTCTAATAAGGAGGCTACTGAAATGATAGGTAGCCTTAGAGTCAAAACCAAAAACCAATCTGTTCTTCCTAAGAATTCGAAGGAAGAAACAGGAAACAGTTCTGCCGAAAGTACACAAGATCTTGAATTCGGTATGATTAAACGAGATACTAGTATCTTTGTAAAAGTACTAGAGACACTTCTTGAGAGTGAAATTTCACGCTTAGAGAAGAAAGGGATAGTAGTAGACGTTCGTCTTAAAACTATCAGCATTAAGGATTGTTTGTATGAGGTAATTACCTTTCACAACAATTTGGTAAAACACAACAGAATTCCGTTTTGTTTTACGTTCTTCAAAGAGGTTACTAGTTTTTGTATTCAATTACTAGAAAGCCCTAGATCAGAACATCCCAGAATAACGACACCACGTTTGTCTACAGGTCCTGTAGATAGGTGGCCAACAGCTTTCCAGCTATCTAGGCCATTATTCTTTAATGCCAGAGATCGTACGGAGATAGGAAGCGTATGCGACCAAATCCTTAGATCCATGCTTAATGTCCACCGTCTATGTGAAGATTTTAACGAAATTTCGTTATCCTCTATCACCACTGCCCGCAAACCAATAGACCCTGAATTTCTTCAGAGTTTTGAGGCTTTTGTTATCCAGAAATTTCGGGATAATAACGTAGATAAGAATTTATCATGGAATACCATGCTAAACCTTGATCTGACAAAGAGCGGGCCTAACGGAGTCGTAAATAATCAATCGTGTGATCTAGAAGCGTTAAAGCTTATAGTGACAAAACGATTTTCTATACCTTATAAAAGACTATGTGAACTCACTGACAACCTTCCTTTGTATGAATTCATACTGAGGAGGGCAGAGGCTCAAAGAGTAAAGTTTAACTTGCAATATGAGAACTTAACAGACAAGGAAAAGAGTAGAACCCCTCTTAAAGATTATGTAAATAATCTTCTTACAGGGATCTACTTAAGAAAACTTACTTCTGTTCCGGATACGGGACATAAGTCGAGAACTATTGCCATGTCTGATTATTGGACTCAAGTAATTCTTAGACCGATTGAACGAGATCTCGTTCAAACGACTTTGAAATTATACCCAAATTCCTGCGACTACTTTTCACATTCTAAAGGATTCAATAGAATGTTCAAAAGGATAAAGATCGGTGACAAATCTTACGATTGTAAGGATTGGACGGATTGCTTTAGAGTAGAACTCCAAGAAATTGTAGTTAGAAATAAATACAATCCTGAAATTTCTGATTGTTGGAAGGAATTAGTCGTTAAATGTCCATGGAATGTGAAGAATTCAACACAAACCGTGAGATATGCGGCTGGACAAGGAATGGGAACTAGAGGATCTTTTCAGGTCGCTCAGTTAACATCCTGTTTATTGATGGATTACATATATGTAACACATTATAACAATCCAGTTAACGGACTTTTATGGGGCGAAGTTGGGGATGACATGGTTTGCCATGATCCCGATGGTCATGTTCTAAAAGTGTATACACAATTAGACATTCCCATCAATTTATTGAAAAGTAAACAGGCTACAGGTGAAAACCTATGCATGGAATACGTTTCAAGAAATGTTAACTTCGGTAGCGACGTATCTCGCATTTCTGCTAGAACGTGCCTTGCAATTGGAGATAACCTGTTAAATATAACAGGGTTATTCCTACATCTTTCGGAACGTACGAATGCGTACGATTTCGAATTATTGTTTAACAAACTCTTGCGCCTAGAGACAGGGTCTGGAAAACCTCGCTGGAAATTTCCAGCTTGGTCTATATTGTTTAAAACAATTGTAGTAAACAATATTGTTTATCCAGATGACCTGTTAGGATCCATTGTAATTCCGCTAGATAAAGCACTCAGGGAAAGAGGATTCCTATCTTCTGAACTAAGTTTATTTAGTAATATCGAAACAAACGAGGAGATTTCCTTTTTGTTAAGATTAGCTGTACTTGAAAATATCTGTAATAAGATAAGTAAAGCTGGAAATGAACTGAATCAGGCTCATATAGAGAGTGAGGGAAATCCCTTTCCTCCTATTGACCCTGCCTTAGTGGATGCGATCGTGAGTAATGCCTTGAAACCAGAGGGAATTCCCTCGAAGTTTCCTTGGCACTTAATACCAGAAATTCATACAGGGCAAGCAATTTATCACTACTTACTGGCTGTATCTAACCAAAAGTATCATAAGTTTATTTCTGAGTTTTTCGGCTCAGGAATACTTAACGGTAAAGACTTCTTAAAGATGGATCCATCTGAAAGAGGTCTACTTTTGATAGAACTTGAAAAAGAACTATCACGGATACTGATTTCAATTACACCCAAACAAGTTATAGCTGGGAATTCCCACTATAATCTTGCCAGGTTGCATATATCCTATAGTTACTCTCTGTTAAGAAATTTCGAAACAGGTTTAGCTATGGATCAGTTTTCTCTAAAGTTCACTTCTGAACTTGAGATATTTAAGGAATTTCGAGGAGGATTCTCCTCTAGTCCGATAATTGTTTCTTCGTTGGCTGTTCCTGAAAAGGATGTTGGCAACGCGCTAGTCCCTTTAAACTAGACGTAAGAGGATAGGTATAAGGTTTTCACCATATATCGTCGTCCTATGGACGGTAAAATTCTTGTTAGAATTTTCCCTTCCTTGTGTGAGGAGATTTCC